TAGAAGCCATCTGGACTGAGGATGAAGAGTTCTATCAAGGAATTGATGACGCTAATCGCGAAGATTTAAAGATCACTGATGAGCAATTCACTACTCGTCGACGCAAGAAGTCAAAGGGTAGTAATATCTTTCTGAATATCACGCGCACTTATACGGATATTGCAGCAGCGAGTATGTCTGACATGCTTCTGCCGAGTTCAGAATCCCCGTTTGAAATCCAAGAAACGCCCATTCCCAGCATAATCGCTGATTCTAAGAAGTCGGAAGAAACTGTCCTGGTGAACGGGCAAGAAACTCCGGTCAAAGATATTGCCCTGGCAATGATTGAAGAAGCCAGGGAATCAGCAGCTAAAGCGAATACTCAAATCGAAGATTGGCTGCTCGAAGCCGACTGGAATGGCGAAGTAAGAAAAGTCATTCGTGATGCCGCTAAGATCGGTTGTGGCGTACTGAAAGGCCCACTCCCTGTTAAGCGTAAGTCTAAGAAGATTACACGTGACGAAGAGTCGGGTGAAGTTAATATCGAAGTGCTACAGGAAACTAAGCCCGAATCTAAACGCATTGACCCTAGAAACCTATACCCTGACCCTGATTGTGGTGAGTCTCTTCATGACGGCTCGTATGTCTGGGAAAAGGATTATGTGACAGCAAAGAAGCTTAGAGAATTAAAAGGCACAAAGAATATTGATGATGAGGCTTTATATATTGAAGGTCAGATTGATCTTATCTTGGCAGAAGGACCACAGAAGAAATACGCCGATGATTCTAATACGTTCACACAAGATGATGAGCGCTTTGAGATTTGGTATTTTACTGGCGAAGCAGACAGTGACGATATAAAAGCAGCAGGCTGTCATTGTGATGAAGGCGGGGCTATATCCGTGACGATCACAATGGTTAATGAGCGAGTGATTAAAGCAGGACTTAATCCGTTAGATAGCGGTGAGTTCCCTTACGATGTCATGACCTGGCAGCAAATGGCAGATACCTGGACGGGTATCGGTGTAGTGAGGCAGATTAGAGCCGCACAAAGAATTATTAACGCTGGTACACGCAATCTGATGGATAACGCAGGAAAGGGCGGAAGTCCGATAACAGTGCTATCTAATGACATTGAAATGGAGGGCGGAGGTCAGATTAATCTAAATCGTGGCGCAGTGATGCGTTTACGTCCCGATTCTGTACTTAATGCACAGCAAGCGGTATCCAGTGTGATTATCCCGATTATTAGTAATGAGCTGATGGCGATCATCCAATTCGCACTGAAGATGGCTGAAGATGTCACCGGATTACCTATGTTGCTGCAAGGGCAAGCAGGAGCTGCACCCGATACAGTGGGTGGGATGACGATGATGCAGAACAATGCGTCAACGATTCGTCGTAACATCGCACGTACTTTTGATGACAGTGTGACTAGACCGCATATCCAAAGATATTACGAATGGCTATTAATCTATTCAGATGATGAAGAAGCAAAAGGCGACTTTCAAATTGTGGCTCGTGGCTCTACCGCTTTATTTGAGCGTGACGCACAGAACCTAGCGATTCAGCAGATGGGTGCAATGGTTCAGAACCCAGCGTTCGGAATTAACCCGCAGAAATGGATTAAAGAAATGTTCGCTTCACAGAAGTTGGATGCTAAACGCTTTCAATACTCTGAAGAAGAGATGCAGGAAATGCAGGCAGCGGCACAAGAAAATCCACCACAAGACCCTAGAGTTGCCGGTAATATTGAAGTAGCTAAGGTTCGTCAGCAGACAGAAATGGAGAAAGCGAAACTTAATCAGTCGAGCGATATGTCTGAGTTACAGCTTAAACAGCAGATGTCACAGACTGAGCATCAATTCAAGATGCAGCAAGCAAATGAAGATAGACAGCTTGAGCTACAGCTTAAGTCGATGGATAGAGAAATTAAGATTATGGAGTTATCGCAAGCTCAAAACATGAGTATCGATAAGATCAAGGCAGAGTTAGCTCAGACTTCGCTCAGACTCAATACTCAGAAAGACTTGTCGTTAGCTAAGGATGGCGCACCTCAAGTCGCACGAACGAACATGGAGCCGGTAGGCAGAGCTGCTAACGGTCGGGCGTTTGAGCAATGAGAATAGAGCCGCACGAAAGAGAATCGCACTTATGGCAATCGATTAGAGGCCATTTGCAAGAAAGGCTTGAAGTCCTTAGATCAAGGAACGATAAGCCGCAAGATGAAATTGACACCGCTTTAATCAGAGGACAGATTAAAGAAATAAAGAATCTATTAGTATTAGATACAAATCAGGCGCATGAAGCCCCTGGACGTTAAATAGTCGGCTCACGCCCACTAATATGGAGCAGTAAAGATGGATCAAGTCGAAGTTGAAAGTGATGTAGTAAATGTTCAAGATGCGTTTGAAAGCGGATTTTCTGATGTGCGTGAAGAACCCGCAGAGGAAATTGAAGCTGATGAGGTTGAAGAGCAGAAAGAGGACGCAGGTTATTCGCCTGAACAGATACAAGAGTTTATTGCAAAAGCGGCAAGAGTGGACGATCTGGAAAAGCAGATGGAAAGCACAACGCAGAAGCTATACGGTAAATTTGGAGAAGTTCAGCGTGATATTCAAAGCTTACGAGCAAAGGATGAACCCGCCCCTGAACCGAAAAAGCTAGTAACAGCAGGCCACTTAAAACGAGTCTCTGAAGAATTAGGTGATGAATTAGCTGAAGCCTTGGCCAATGACTTAAATGAATTACAAATAGGTCGTAACCAGGAAGATAGCCAGCAAGCATCCGTAGTTCGTGAAGAAGAAATACTCGGATTAAAGCAGGAGTTTGAAGAAAAGCTTTTAACTAACAGCAATCCAGATTGGCGTGATGTCGTGGGATCTGATGGTTTTGGCAAATGGAAAGCATCGCTTAGGCCAGAGGTAACGCAGGAGTTAGACGCTAGTTGGGATGCTAATTATATCTCTAAGGCAATTAATGCGTTTAAATCACAAACTACTAAGAAATCAGACAAGAGAAAAGACAATCAAAGACGCTTAGAATCAGCAACCCAGGCACAAGGAGTGCAGGGTGATTCGGCTTCTGAAGATGATATTAATGCAGCGTATCTTGCGGGGATTAAAAACGTAAGAGGCTGAAACAGGTAAAGGATTTACCGATTTAAAATTACAGGATGTAAACAATGGCTATTCAAAAGTATAACACTCAAGCGCAACGTACCGCGGTACTTGCCGGTGAGATTATCGCTCATGCGATTCCAACTGAAGTATTGGGTAATTCCATGCGTCAGCTAAAAATGCCTAAGAACAAATCAAACACATTAGTGGTTCGTTCATGGGTTCCTTATGGTGGTACGGTCGGCGCACCTAATCAGTTCGTTATTGATGATGCAGCGCACTTAACGACTGAAGGCGTTACACCCGCAGCAGATACGATTGTTGCTCGCGATGTAACATTCAACATTAAGCAGTACATGTGTTTGTACGCCTTTACTGATGTTGAGTACGACTTATACGAAGATGACATTCCTGCGGCTATGAAAGAGCAGACGGGTGAGCGTATGGGCTTAGTTCGTGAGATGGTATTGTACGGTGCATTAAAAGCCTGTACTAACATCTTTTATGCAGGGGGTTCAGGTCGTGCGTCCGTAGTGGATCGTATTACAGTGACATTATTGCAAAAGATCGTTCGTGGTTTAAATGCAAGTCATGCGAAACCAGTTTCTGATGTATTGAGTTCATCTCCTGATACTAAGACCCAGGGTATTGAACGTGCATTCGTGGCTTATTGCCATACCGATTGCGAGTCAGATATTCGTGCATTAGCTAACTTTGTTTCTACTGTTGAATACGGTACACGCAAGTTGTTATGTGACCATGAGCTAGGAACTTGGCAGAACATTCGCTTTGTACTATCGCCTGACTTGCCACCTATTGTTGATGCGGGTGCGGCTATTGGGTCGACGGGTAACTTAAGTACAACGGGTAGTTTATCTGATGTGTACCCAATGATCTTTATGGCTAAAGATGCAGCGGCACAGATGACATTGCGCGGTATGGAAGTAATGACTCCCATCTTTGTACCTCCTACGTCTAACGCGGCCGATCCTGGTGGTCAACGTGGTTATGTAGGTTCGAAATTCTATTACACAGCAGGTATCTTAAACGATGGCTGGATGGCAGTAGCAGAAACAACAGTCGCTTCATTAGCATAATTAAGTGAGGGGTTGATAGCCCCTTATTTTTAAGAGGATTTAATCATGGCAGAGAATATAGTTTACACAGCGAGCATTACAAGTGCGACTCCCCCTAACCAATCAGTGGGTAATGTCGTTTATGATGCAACCACTATTGTTGCAGCAGATTCAAGTACGTTTGATGTTGGCTTTAAGCCACGTTACGTGAAGCTTGAGAACGTCACTGATCGCGTATCGATTGAATGGTACGAAGGAATGGCGGCTAACACTTGTGTTAAAACAGCAGCAGCCGGTACACGCACTTTAGAAACGACTAACGGTGGTATCACTGTTGGAGAGCGTGACTTTTCAGTGCTACAGAATGCAACATTAGGGGCGGTTAAAGCGTCTAAAGTCGTAGCATTTTTAGCAATCGGTTAATTTACAAAAGCCCCATTCAGGACGAGTGGGGCCTCTTTATAAGGATATAACATGGCTATTAAAAAGACAGATACAAACGATTTAGAGATCGGGCAAAACCAAACTAAGGATTTACCTGCATCGGGCCACTTAAACAGGTCCGAATTAAAAGATCAAATTGAAACGATTGATACGCCGGTAGACAGCCACAGAACAAAGAATCTATTGTTTGCTGAAGAAATGGTCGAAGTGACGATTATTGATAATGGCAGCGCTGATGCAGAACAACTTATTAAAGTTGGCTGTAATGGGATTAATCAATTCTTAATCCGTGGGCTTCCTACGATGATTAGACGTAAGTATCTTGAGGTACTAGCAAGAGCAAAGCTCGGCAACGTCACGACCATCAAATACAAAGACATGCAAGGCAATGACTCAACTCGAATCAATGTCACGCATTCGTTAAGACATCCCTTTACTGTAACGAAAGACACAGCGAAAGGCACACAATGGTTGCGTTCGGTATTGGCTGAAGCGTAATGAATTACCTTCAATTAGCTACTAGACTTAGACAGGAAGCACAAATATCAGGCACAGGGCCGGTAACGGTTCTAAACCAGGTCGGACAGATGAAGTTAGTGGTTGATTGGGTGAATCAAGCGTATGAAGCAATCCAAAACCTCCATGATAACTGGGACTACCTGAGAACTGATTTTAGTTTCAATACTCTGGCAGGTGTGCAAGCGTATAGTGAAACAGCGATTAACTTAACGAATGTTGCAGAATATGATTTAGACAGTTTCAGAGCATACAAAGCGGCAGATGGTCAGCAAGATGAGCAGTATTTATTAAATATTAGCTATGACGAATTTAGAGATAACTTTTTATTTGCTAATCTCTCGGTTCAAACGGGCAGACCTAGTTACATAGCGCGTAAGCCTAATAATGACATTCTTCTCTATCCCATACCGGATGGCGACTATGTGATTGCGGGTGAGTATTATCAGACTCGCCATGTATTGGCTTCGGATGCGGATGAGCCGTTATTTAAAGCACGGTTTCACATGGCTATCGTTTACTTGGCACTCAGCTATCACGCAGTGTATGTGAATGCGCCTGAAGTCTACAGCTTTGCTGATCTCGAATTCAAGAAGATACTGTTTAAACTTGAACAAGATCAAACACCGCGAGCGATCCCTGCGGAGCCATTGGTATGATGAGGTTCCCCAGCATAAAGACGGACATTGATTATAATCAACTTAGGTCAGGATTGGATCAGTCGGCTAAAGCGCTGTCTATCTATCCTGGTGCTGCGATTGATGCGATTAACTATGAAGCCTTAACGCTGGATGGTTATGCGCGGGTAGATGGCTATGAGCGTTTTGATGGCCGCAGTAACCCCAGTGATGGATTTTACCATTACATAGACATCAATCTTACCGGCACTATCATTGTGGGTAATATAGTGACGGGTGCTATCAGCGGCTCAGCTAAAGTGATTTATGTTGGATCGGGGTATATTGCAGTCACGAAAACGACCGGCACATTTCAGAAGGACGATACACTAGAGGTACTCGGTGTATCGCAGGCGACGATTACTGTCACGCCGACTAAGAATGGCGCACCCACAGGGATATTGAACGCGACTATTTTGGAGTTAGTAGCGGATGAGTATAGGAGCGACATCCTAGCCGTGCCTGGGAGTGGTAATATCCTCGGTGCTGTTATGTATAAAGGCGTGGCTTATGCGTTTAGAGATAATACAGGCGCAACCGCGTGTGATCTTTACAAATCAACCGCGAGTGGGTGGGTTAAAATCTCACTGTATTACTCGCTAGACTTCACCGCAGGAACCGAATCCATCCCTGATGGCACGGCAATCACTCAGCTAACTAGCGGAGCAACCGCCACACTTAAGCGACAGGTATTACAAACAGGGACCTATGCAGGAAACGATGCAACAGGCCGGTTAATACTGGACAATATCACCGGTACATTTGATGCGACTAATGTTATTCAAGTCTCAGCGGTGACTAAATGCACCTCGGCTAGTGCAGCAACACAGATAAGCATTGCGCCTGGCGGTCGATATGAGTTCGCTCTATTCAACTTCTATGGCAGTACGGACACTTATAGACTCTATGGGTGTGATGGGGTTAATCCTGCTTTTGATTTCGATGGCGATGCGTATATCCCTATTGAAACAGGGATGACAGAAGATTCACCGCTACATATTCAGACACACAAGAAAACACTCTTTCTATCATTTAAAGCGTCATTGCAAAGCTCAGGGGTAGGAACGCCTCACGAGTGGACTGTTTTAGCAGGCGCTAATGAAATAGGCTTAGGCGATGATATTACAGGA